GGGATCAGGGTCTCGACGCTGACTCTACGTTCGAGGACGCTGCTGACTCTATCGACATGGTGAATGAGGCGATTGCCGCTCCTGCCGGCGATGCTGTCGCCGGAGTTCACGCAGGTTTCGCCGGTAACGACGTGTCCAACAACTTCCCAGGTGCTTTCACCGATCCCGACGTGCCCCGTAGCATTAGCTTTACTTTCGGTGTGGGTTGGGACGGTGGCGACATTACCCCCATTGGCACCGACATCGACGACGCCGCGTGTACAGAGGTTATCGTTAATCCTGGTGCTGGTGGCGGTGTGGTACAGAGTACCAAGTGCTATAAGACCGTCGCCAGTGCGACCAAGGGAGCGGCAGGCGCTAACCCCGCTACATGCTCGATCGATACGTGGCATAAGTTCGCGACCGCGTCGCCGCCGTCTGGGCCTGGCGTTCTTGGTGTTGACGGTGTGACCGAAGCGTCAACTTGGGACAAGACTACGGCGCAAGGCAAGGGCTGGTCGCCTACTACGCTGCCTGACGGAGCAAAAAACTACCGAGTCGAGTATCCGACCTCGGGCGCGGTATCCGTGGTCACAGCCACCCCATAGCGTACGTATTCATGCCGCCAGGGCGCCCTCGCGGCTCCTGGCGGCATTCTGGAGTAAGACATGCCCGCGGATGACACTAGAGCAGAGCAAGCGCAGGCAACGGGTCTGAGGCACCACCAGGAGCGCAAGACCAATTACCTGGATCAGGACTTCAGAGTCGTAGCTAGTGAGGATTACGAAGAAGCGGACATGGTCGCAGAGGGAGCCGCGGTATGGGGCGATCCTATCCGCGTGTCTGGGTACGATAGGCTTACGGCGTTTCTCGCGCATACTCAAGGCACGGCGACTACAGCAGTACACGTAGCAGCGCAGGTTCTGTACGAAGACAACGCTACTACTGCTCGCTGGTTTGATCTGTACGAAGACGAAGCCGACGACGGTATTCTGGTTCGCAAGGTATGGGACCTGGTTACGGCCGTATCTACGAGGGTTGGCTGGTCTATCCCTACTGTTGGCCGGTATATGCGATTTAAGGTGTGGGCCGACGGCGGTAACCGCGCTAACTCTCGTGCTTTGCTAGAAGTAACGAGACAAATGGACAGCATGTAGCCTGACTGTGAGGTCCCATGGCGATCGACATTACAGGGACGATCGCGGACGCGTCGGGAAGCGGTGTTGAGAATGTCCCGATCCGCCTGACCCCTGCCCCTCCCACTGAGGCAGGGGCAGAGGCGATCTCTGGGTCCGGTATCATCATGGATCCAGTAGAGGTACTGACCGCGTCGGACGGTACATTTACGATTCAGGCAGTCTCGAAGTTCCGATACACCCTGACCATTCAAGCGATCGGGTACGAGCGCGATTTCGTGTGCCCCGACTCTGACGTTCGTTTTGACCTCCTTGGCCTAACTCCCAAGGTGGAGCAGACTAAGTATTACGTAGACGAGGACAGTGGGGACACGTATATAGACGTATCTATCGCTGTAGTAGACGAGGCTACTGTGCGGGAGCGGTATAACGAGGTAGTCCTGGAAAGGTCTATCACGGGTGTTACCGGGACGTATAGCGAGCTGGATGCGCTTACAATGCAAGTTGGCGCCAATCTGTACGAGTTTACGGATGTCGCCGCAGATAGTTCGTACTACTATAGAGCCGTGTATCGCGCCACTGCGCCAACTCCTGACGAGTACTCGCAAAGGTCTGAGCCTAAGTCCGGTGTGTCCGAGTCTGCGGATCTTCTGTTGACGATTGACGAGCTTAAAGACGTATACTTGTTCGGAACTACGTTGACGGACGACGACGGTAATCCGTTCCCGAATCGCATGTATCGGCAGTATATCGACGCTGCGACTGCCTGGCTCGCAAAGGAGCTGGATATCAAGTTGGTCGCCGAGGATATTTCGGACGAGACGCACGACCATTTCGCCAGGGATTACGGGCGATGGGGGTACTTCCAGCTACACGAGTACCCCATCATTAGTATCGACGAGGTTAAGTTTCAATACCCGTCGATGGCGAGTTCTGTAGAGATTAGTTCCGAGTGGATCGTCCTGCAGGATGAGGGTAAGTCAGGCGTGATTCAGATCGTGCCAGGGCAAGGTAACATCGCAGACGTACTGTTGATCCCTGGGGCCCTGATGCCGCTGTGGAGTGGTGCTACGGGTCGGGTGCCTGGCATTTGGCACTTTACGTATCGTGCGGGATTCGAGCCTGGCGACCTACCCGCGGACCTAAAGCACATTATCGCCATGCAAGCGGCGATCGGTGTGTTCAATATTGCCGGCGATCTTATCGCTGGCGCGGGTATCGCTAACAAGTCGATCAGCATTCCCGGGCTGTCTCAGAACGTCGGGACGACCTCGTCGGCGACTAATTCTGGCTACGGTGCTCGTATCATCGAGTACCAGAAAGAGATAAAGGAAATGCTCCCGAACTTGCGTCGTTACTACGGTAAGGGCACGAGAATGGTGGTCGTGTAATGGGACAGGGACCGGGCCAACGCGATCCGACCAAGACGACGCCTAAGGCGACGTTTGACCCGTCGTTGTTCACTAAGGCGATCCACGGATTGGGCCTGGACTTTCATTGGTCCAGGGCCGTGGCGTGCCCGTGTTCATTGAACGACAGTGAGACGTATCAGCCTGATCCGACTTGTGTTCGTTGCCTAGGCGACGGTTGGTGGTATATCAATCCGTACGTTAAGGACGAGAGGCACAGTTCCAGGAGCTACCACCCGATTAAGGCCGTGTTCGCGCAGGCGGCGCTAAAACCCGACCTATACCAAAACTTCGGGCCGTTCACGTTCGCAGACGCACTGCTTACCGTTACCGACGATATGCGCGTCGGTTTCCGTGATCGGTTCATCGGTGTCCAGCAGAAAATGACCTGGACAGAGACGACGCTAAGAGGCGCTACTCCGCTGGTTCCCATTGGCAAGTCGGATCGCACTACTGCTATCCAAAAGACGGCGATGCGTTACGAGCCTGATGAGATCATGTTCGTGGCGGATGATTCGTCCATGTACTGGGAAGGTACGGATTGGAAGATTCGCCGGGCGACGCTAACAGAACCTAAGCGGATGGAATGGATCGCTGGTCGAGGGCCTTCGTCGGGGACCCGCTATACGATTCACTACGTATGCCACCCGGTATGGATGGTGGACGACGCAACGTATGGGATCCAGCATTCCGTAGGACCCGAGAAGGGCCTCAAGGGTCGTGACACGCTACAGACGCTTCCGACTACGTTTAAGATCAAATTGGACTATCTCGTGAGGCAACAGGGCTCATGATCATCGTAGACCTTACAGGCGCCACTCCTACGGTACTCGCAGCCCTTCCCAGAGTTACGCGAGATATAGTGGTAGATCTGGTGTGGTCGATTCATAGCGAGATCCTGTCACTCGCGCAGAAAAAGCTAACGTCTGCGTCGGACGACTATAAGCGTGGGCTGCAGGAGCCCGAGTTTTCCATTAAACGGCGTTTGCCGTCGAACCCGACTACGATCGCCACTATCGTACTGGTGGGTTGGCTTCCGAATGCTGTCGAGCACGGATGGGAGGGCGGCGACATGAAAGCCGCTCTGTTGTCTGGTCGCGCCGTTAAGCAAGGGGAGAATGGCCCGTATGTGACCGTACCGTTTCGGCATATGGGCCCTGGGGCGACTGGCCGGCATGGAGCGCCCATGGGTAGTCAGCATGCCAAGGCTGGCACGCATACTCGGGAAGAGGCGGCCCGACTTGGTCGTCGTATTATGCGAATGACTAGTCGGGCTAACATGGCTGGGTCTACGACTCATGCCAGCGGCGCGGCTACCAAGTGGGGCGATCGCCTACCTGCTGGTCAGTCTCCTAAACTTCGTAGTCACCATAAAACCGACATTCACGCCGGTATGGTCCGGATGAGCAAAGACTATAAGTCGGGTAGCGGTGACATGCGTATGACGTTTCGCCGTGTGTCGCAGAATAGCGATCCTCGTGCCTGGATTCACCCGGGTATAGAAGGTCGTCACTTGTTTCGAGACGCGGTCAAGGAAATCCCTCGAATCGCAGAGCGCCTGTTTGACCAGGCGTTTCGTGGTATCGGGCACTCTACAGGGGCCATGTAATGTCTACGGTCGGGCTACCTCAGCGAATCGTCTTGGAAGTCTTGAGAACAGGCGTCGCGGCCGTGTCTGCGAATACCGCCGTAATGGACTCGATCCTGCAAGACCTGTCAGCCGGCGAGTTGACGAAGGCTAAGGCGTTCTGGGCGTCGCACCCTCCGACTGTCGTGCAGAGCTTCGCTAGGTTTGGCGATACTCCATTTCCCATTCTGGCGCTCACTTTGTCCGGCGACGATACAGCGCAGGACTTTCTGGGACAGGGGGATATGGCCCTGCTTGACGATGACGACTATACCGTCGGGTCTCAGTTTAGGTCTGTAGACATGGCGACCTTTACCGTATTCGTGTACGCCGAGCATCCCGATGTAGTGGTGTGGTACTACAAAATCGTTAAGCGAATCCTAAAGATGGGCTTCCTCCGCATGATCCAGGCGGGTCTACACGATCCTACGTTGGATGGCGCGGATGTCCAGCCGGATCCGAGGTATATACCCGAAAATGTGTTCATTAGGCGTATTTCCGTAAAGGTAGAGTATGAAGACATTTGGGACGATTCCGACTCTCTCTGGGTTGCCCTAAACGGCGATCCAGAGACCTTCCTCACAAGCTCAGGATCAGTTACAATAGCGCATGAAGACGCCGATGGCGGGGTTACCCCCATTGACGACTAGGAGGTATGAGCATGCCTAGAA